CGCGCCGACGATTACGGCCGTTGCAGGCGATGACAGCATCACGGTAACTATTGACGGCGATTCCGACGTGGCTAATTATGTCTATTACAAGGCTTCTACGGCCTCGGCTTGGTCCAACGGGGGCAACAGGTCTGGGGATGGGACGGTAGTTATTTCGAGCCTGTCCGCAGGAACATATCAGATTGTGGCCTATTCGTCAAACAGCGGTGTTTACAGCCTGCCAAGTAACTTGCTTGTTAAGTCTGTAGTGGATGCGGCTTCTGCAAATACTCTTTGGGAGCTTGCGTTACTGGATATTCTTTTTGCCGACGCGACGGTGTACGGCCTGATAGTAAACAAGGTGTTTTGCGGATATGCCCCGACATCACAGTCTTTACCGTACATCATCTACCAGCAGATTAGTGGGAACAGAGACTTTGCACTTGACGGGCCTACTGGCCTGGTACCAATCAATGTACAGTTGGATATATACGCCACTACTTACGCATCGGTGAGGGCAATTGCAAAGGCCGTTCGGTATGCTCTGGATGGATACGATAGCACGCTTACTTTAAGCAATGGTACGACCCTGAAAGTCCTTGAATCTCACTTGACCAACGAATCAGACATACCGGGAGAGCGGGGGGACAATACGGTAATATACGGAAAGTCACTTGAATTTGAAATATGGATAGACGAAAGACCTTCTTAATATCGGAGACTTAATATGGCAGGCATTACAGGAAATGGTACAATTTTAGCAATCAGTTCAACCACTTCGGTTGTCAATCTGACCAGCGTTGGAAATGAAAGTTCGCGCGAGGCGATTGATATTACATCGATGAACGACACCAACGCGACGTATCTTCCGGGGATACCGGATTCCGGAGAGGTGACTTTCGAGGGCAACTACGACAAGACTGTTTATGGTGCACTTGAAACCATCCGGAATGCAACCGCGGTGACCACGGCAACACTGACGTTTTCAGACGGCTCAGACTTTGCCCTCGGAAGTTGCTTTATCACACGGCTTGGTACAAGTGCATCAAAAAATGGGCCAGTCACTTTTAGTGGAACGATTAAGCTGACCGGGGCACAGACACACAGCACAACTTAATTTTAATAGAAAAGGATGATATATGCTGACAAAAGAACAAATTCTTAACGCAAGTGATTCTAAAATAGAGGCCATCGATATACCGGAGTGGGGAGGGCAGGTTTTTATCCGTACCATTTCTGGTACAGAGCGTGACAACTTCGAGCAGTCGATTGTCAAGGGCAAGGGAACCGACCTGACCAATCTCAGGGCGAAGTTCTGTGTCCTGGTTATTTGTGACGAAAGCGGGAACAGGATTTTTAACGATAATCATGTTTCTGTTCTTGGCAAAAAATCTGCCGCGGCTCTTGACCGCATATTCGATGCTGGACGCAAGATGAACGGCATGACCGACAGCGACGTTAAGGAACTGGAAAAAAACTCAGGAACAATCCAGCCAGGCGATTCTACTTCAGATTAGCCATTGCAATCGGGTGTACTGTCAGGGAATTGCTTGACCGGATTGATTCTAAAGAGCTTACAGAGTGGCAATCCTATTATTTAATTGAGCCGTTTGGCGAGGAGCGGGCAGATTTGAGAAGCGGTGTATTGGCTTCGATAATGTCAAACGCATGGCGGGGGAAAAATACGCCAGCGTCAAGCCCGTCAGATTTCGTTCTTAAGTTCGGCGAAGACGATGACGTAGGTGACGATGCAATGAGGGCTAAATTAGAGGCGATGTGTGGCAACCATAAGTAATTTAGTTGTAAACATGATAGCTCGGACGGCGAATTTTGAGGCCGGGATGAAGCGATCACAGAAGACCTTGACCGGCTTCAGGAAGTCTGCTGGTGAATCTCTTGCCTCTCTGGCAACGATGGGGAAGATTGCCATTGCTGCACGCTTCGCGCAGGGTATCGGCGAGGGCGTAGCGGAATACTACAAGGCCCAGCGGGAAGGCACGTCGGCACTGGAGGCATTTATTGCGCGGATACCCCTTGTCGGCGGTCTGTCAAAGGCATTGAATGACGCGGTGTTTGAGGTGTACGGTCTGACAGCGGCTCTCGAATCGCTTCAGAAGGTCTATGATTCATTCGGTGGTATCCAAAAAGAATATCTAAGTCTTGAGCAAGAGCTAAACATTCTCCGCGCTGGGGACGAACAGGGAAAGAAATTAAAGACACTGTATGATTATCAGGCCCGTCTTGTCAAGATTCTCGAACTTGAAAAAGAGATGATGAAAAACAAGCCCCTTTTCGATGTCAGCAAGACATTCGAGAAAATGCGCGGTATGAATCTTGAAATCTATTTTAGGAAGATTCAGGAAATCAACTCAGAGCTTGCCAAAACAAAAAAGCTGACAGAATCCAATGACTTCTGGAATATCCGTAAGGGCATATTGGACGAAATAACCGACCTTCAAAATCGCATAGCCGGTATGTCCGATGCAATGGTCAATATGCTTTCCCGCGCCCGCGATATTGGGATGCCTCTCGAGGACATTGAAAAGCTGATAAAAGATGTCCGCGAGCTTGAGAAAGTTCAAGAACAGTACAATAAAATGAAAGAAGATGGTCTTATTAAAAAGGCCACGGATAAAGATATAGTTAAAAGGATACGAGAACAAAATTCATTCCAGGAATTACGACCTGGACTTGTGAACGTCGCCGCCCTGAATCCGGGACAAGACCCGATGCTTGATTTGACGCGACAGCAATTACAGCAGGGCTCCCAGCAAATTAGTCTTTTAACACGCATCGCTAATGGGGGCATATCGTGATTATCTATGAAGATATTGTTAGCGGTGCCGGTGCAACGCAGACTGAAAACGGGTGGGAACTCCGGCGCAAGGCCATTGTGTCAGGCATACCGTCTGGCGTTGTTGGCTACAACCGCGTACTCTATGCGGGCCAGCAGTTAAATGCCAACGGTTCTTTTATCGGTGCGCAACACCCTGCCCTTCCGACTGCCTATCTGAAACAAATCGACCTGAGCGCTGTCTCTCCGGATATGGTTGAGTTCAGTTTAACATACAGGGAGAGAACAAGGGCAAGGGTTGTCTTTAATTCCGGGCTTTCCAGTGAGCCTACAAACGTGGACAAGGATGGCAAAGCCGTTACCCTGTCATATAAGTACCCATCTGATTATGTTGACCCCGTGACAGGGGAGGCCTCTACTCTTGCCGGTCAAACTGTCACACAGGGCGGGTATGTTAACAAGTATATCCCTGATATATCCTTCACGTACACGCGCGAGGAAACACTGTCACCGGCAGATATTTTAGCCCTCAAAAAGACATACGTTGGAACCGTTAACACGAACGGGTGGAATTTATTCGGCACTCCGCAGGCTCCGAGGGCTTGGCTGTGTACGTCGATAACCGGGGACAGTGATGATGGGGTAAATTATAACGTTTCCTATAGTTTTTCTTTCCGCAGAAATGTGACCTTTGACAATTTCAAGCTGACAGTCACAAACTGGAACCCTTGGGCGGTCTTTGTAAGAGATGACGGGAAACCTGCTCCGGATGCCTCAGAATCAGAAACAAACAACGCCCTGAAAGAAATACCCGTTTACGAAGAAATGGACTTTGGTGCCCTCAATATCTCTCTGATATGATAAACAACATCAATAAATTCAAGGGTTCAAATAAGCAGGCTGTCAAGAAGCTTAACGATATTGCCACCGCCGCAGGTGCACTCCGCCAGCTACAGGGCGACGGTATTATCAATGTCAAGGCGACTGGCTCCGGCTATGCCATTGCCTTAGACGTGCCGAGGCTGTTTACCTTGTTGCCGTTGTATAAACGAGGTGCAAGTTCCGGAAGCGTTGATATAAGAACTGCGTATTGTATTGATAATGCCGGGACCGGAAGCACAATTAATTGCTATTTGGATGAAGATTCATCAGAAAGCGAGGCAGTAACAGTTTATTGCAGGCTATTTGAAGGGGCCTCTAACCTGTCTGATTGCGCCCCAAGATTAATGTCACACGACCCGATAGATGTATTCTATGATGGTACACAGTGGAGATGCCTGTATCCGTTTACCTACACAGAGGCTTGTGACGAATGACATTATATAGAAAAACTGCTGGAGATGCAATACTAAGAAGGCAGCTTACAGGAAAGCTGTGCAATACTTGCTGTGATGTATTTTCGTCTTCCGACTGTGCGTGCTTCTTAAATCCAAACCCCGACGCCTGGGTTGATTCAACCGTATATCAGATAGGCGACTGTGTTAAGCACGGGCTGTGGGTGTATTACAGCAAATTGGCTGATAATCAATATAATGAACCAAATCCATCTTTAAGCACAATTTGGCAACCTTACGGGTTTTCAGATACAGAGCCAGAGCCGCCTCTTCATGATTTTGAAAAAACATACACTCTTGGAGACTGTACAATATACGGAGGTTTAAATAAAAAACTTATGGGTGAAGACCCTCCCGTGTGGATGACTTACTATATAGGTAATACACTTACACATTGGAACTCATTTTCTCCGTATGGAGGCGTAGGAAAATCGCCAAGCTATTTTGTGGTGTCTTTTGAGTCTAATTATGATGATTTAGGCTCGCCAGCACATACGCAAAGTTTGAAAGGAAAAATTGTTTTAACAAAAGAATCTGGATTAGGATGTTCTTATATGGGTCGTGGCACAGCCAACTTTACAGATTCCGAAGATGGACCTTTTATTTTTACTCTCTGCGGTTTTTATAATGTGGCTGGTGGAGGAGGAGGAACAAGTATTCTTGGGTATTCTCCCGGATGTGCGGCAGGTGACAAGGGAGGCTTTACGGGTGACGTATATGCCGTCATTCCACAAATAACCGCCGGACGGCATTGTGAGTTTGAAAAAACAGAAACATGGAATTATGTTTCCGGTGGGCATCTATGGGGCCAGATGTCGGCAAGGCCGTTGGATTGTGATTATGTGCAATACAGCACTTCTATTGTATATAATTCAGGAGCCTGCGTTTATCATGCCGGGCGGTTTTGGAGATGTATTTCATCTAATGGCCCAGGCACTCCGGCTGGCGTACAAGAGCCCGACGACAGTTCAGCTTATTGGGAGGAAGCATAATGGGTTGCTGTTTAGGCAAAATTGCTTCTGTTGCAAAGGGTTATTCTATTTTAGCAATAGAATATATATTTAAAATGCCAACCGTAAGAAGTGGCCAGAGAGAGACAAGAAAAATATATTGCAGAAAATGCGATAAAGCTACATGGATTAATATTGCAGAATTAATCGAATATTTTAAAAAGTATGGAATATTGTTTATGAAAAATCTTGCTGAATTGGAAAATATTCCAGCACTCCCAATTCGCCAGAAGATTAATAATAATGATCGGTTTTTTTGCTCAGTTTGCAAGTGTTATATACCGGCGAAAACTGCCGTCGAAACAGAAAAATGCCCATTAGGAAAGTGGTAAAATATGGCTAATATGTACTGGAAAGGCGGGACAACCGCTGTTGCTCAGGTGGACGATATTACTCCGGGCGGGACAATCGAATCCGGGGATATATTTATATTGACTGTAACCGGTGAAAATGGGGATACAACGACTGTTACTTTTGCCGCGACTGCAACCACGGTTGCAAATGTGACGGCTGGGTTGACTGCGGCATGGAACGCATCGACGCATTATCTTTGTACGGGGATTACCGCCGCTGACGCAACAACTAAAATGACCTTAACGGCTGATACGGCGGGTGTTCCATTTACCGTGGCGGCGACAACTACAGAGTCAAACGGCGACCCAGCCGACGACCAGACATTGACCCGTGCGGCTTCGGTTGCCAATGCCGGGCCTTATGATTGGAATACGCAGGCAAATTGGACAGGCGGCGACGGCGATTTGCCTGGAGCGGACGCAAGTGATGTTGTTTACATCGACGGCGGCACGATTAAATACGGACTGAATCAGTCGGCTATAGCCAACGCCTTGACAGCCTTGTACATTACACGGAGCCAGATCGGAGAAAATGGAAGCGCTGGTAAAAACCCGTCATATTTGCAAATCAAGGCTTCTAAGGTAGATATTAACTATACGACAACCTCTGGAACGTCCACATTTTCATCGCCTGTCAATATCGACACGGGTTCAACGGCATCGACAATCACTGTATTTAATTCGGGCACTAACAGCCCGACCACTGAACAGAGCGTGAATCTGAAGGCTAATTCGGCCAGCACAAACGTCTATATTCTTAAGGGGATTGTCGGAGTTGCCAATCATGCCGGAGAGTCGGCGACCGCGGGGACAATCAATGTGTCCTATGTTTCCGCGGTGAATACAGATGCAGAGGTGTATATTGGCGACGGTGTGACGCTGACGACCTACACGCAGAAAGGCGGGGATAATCTTCTGTCTTCAGCGGCCACGACGATTAATGTCAACGGCGGAACGCTCCAGACAGAAGGAAGTGGAACCTATACAACAGTCAACAATACAGGCGGAACGTTTATAAGCAACTCTGCGGGGACAATAACGACACTGAATATATCAGGCGCTGGTATTTCAGACTTTACAAAATCGCAAGAGGCCAGGACTGTTACTACGGCAAAGCTTGACCCGAACGGAACATTTAAATATGACCCATCTGTTGTCACATTAACAAACAAACTCCAGCCCGTATCTGCAAGCGGAAATATTCAATACTACGCAACATCTGTATGAGTGAAGAACTGGACAATTTACGTGCCCTTTTAAACCAGCTTTACGCTGACAAATATACACTGGATGAACGGATTCAGGAAATGTAGAAGACAGTGCAAATATTCTGGCTGTTCTGATTGCCGAAGCCCTTGGCGTTGGCGTTCAGACCTATTCGCCCAAAGAGCCAAAGGGCAAAAAGAAGCCAGCAAGTAT